AGAAATTGGATTATTTGTTTCACAATTTGGAAAATACGCACACGGTAAAAAATTAACAAATACAATTTTTGATTTGCCAAGAAATCTTTTGGGGTCATTAATTCAGGGTTATTTTTCTGCCGATGGGTCATATTATAAGGACTCAACAAGACAACGAATTATAAGTGTAAGTCGTGAATTAATTTATGGTATCGCTCAATGTATCGCAAAATGTTATAATGTTCCATATTCTATATATAAAACTAAAAATGAAGACACATATATCATTGAAGGTAGGTATGTCAATCAAAGAGATAGTTATACAATTGCATTTGATTTAGATCAAGATAAAAATAAAAAATCTTTTTTTGATAATGGTTTTATATGGACACCAATAAAAGATGTTATTAATACAAATAATGTTGAATTTGTCTACGACATAGAAGTTGAAGAAGACCATTCATTTACCGCAAACGGTTGTATTGCCCACAACTGCCAAGACATCTCAATCTCTGGTGTTCAGAGAGGTATTAAAGAAGGAACAAGGAGTGGTTTGTTATATGATGTCGAAAGAATACTATCAACCAATAGACCAAAGTTTTTGTTGATGGAAAATGTTAAAAATTTGATTTCAAAAAACCATTACGAAAACTTTAAAAAACACATTTATTTTTTAAGAGGACTTGGATATTCATCGTATTGGAAAGTATTAAATGGTGCTGACTTTGGATGCCCCCAAAATAGAGAGAGAGTGTTTATGATATCCGTTCTAAATGGTAATCACGAGGATGTAAAACAAAAAATGGAAAATGTTGACAACTATAAAAAACCAAGAATTCCTATGAGATCTTTTATTGAAGATACTCAGAATCCAGAACTTTTCATTAACTGTCCCTACACAACACACGAACCAAAAAGTAATAGTATTTGTAAACTTGCGGCGAGAAGAGATGATGTTAAATATGATCAAGCAAGAAGAATCTACTCAATTGACGGATGTTCACCTTGTTTAACAACAAGTGGGTCACCACAGATTATGACTGAAGATGGGAGAGTAAGAAATATTACAGCAAGAGAAGGCTATAGATTTATGGGGGTTAAAGAAGATGATATTGATTTATTACTAACAACATCTTTATCAACAAAGGGACACGTATCATTAGCCGGTAACTCAATATGTGTTCCAGTAATGGAAGCTATTTTTAACGAGTTTCTTACTGACTATATCACAACAAAAGAACCAATATTGTCAAACCAGACAAATAATGAATTAAATGATTAAAACGTTAGTTGTCGACGCGAACAATCTGTTGAAGATAGGAATACACGGCGTTAAAGATTTTTTTAATAAAGGCGAACACGTTGGGGGTATTTGGCATTTCTTAAATACTTTAAGAAAGTTTTTAGAAGAGACTAACTACAACAAAGTCATTGTGTTCTGGGACAGTGAGACTAGTTCCTCACAAAGAAGGTTGATATACCCAAAATACAAACTTAATCGTAAACAAAAAAACGAAGAAGACTTTAAAGAACAATCTTTTGCAAATCAAAAACAAAGGGTAAAAGAATACCTAGAAGAAATGTTTGTAAGACAATTGGAGTTTGAAAAATCTGAAGCCGATGATCTTATAGCATATTATTGTCAGATTTCTGATGATGAAGACAAGACCATATTTTCATCAGATAGGGATTTAACACAACTTATTTCGGATAAGGTATCAATATATTCACCCCAACAAAAAAGATACTATAAGAACGGTGATTTAATTAAAATGTATGAAGCTGAAATCCCCCATTACAATATTAAAACCTATAAAATATTAACCGGCGATAGTTCGGACAATATTGATGGAATCTTTTATTTGGGTGAAAAAACATTTTTAAAGTTTTTTCCAGAAATACTTGAAACAGAATTAAAATATTCCGATATTTTGGTAAAGGCTGAACAATTACTTACGGAACAAAAAGGAAATGTTGCATTACAAAATCTTCTTAGTGGAAAAACCAAAGAAGGAATATTTGGGGATGAATTCTTTCTTATCAATGAGAAGTTAATAGATTTAACAAACCCACTTATCTCTGACGAAGGAAAAGAGTTAGTTAGGTCATATTACTCCGAATCAATGGATCCTGATGGAAGAGGACATAGAAATTTAATAAGAATGATGATGGAGGACGGACTCTTTAAATTTCTCCCAAAAAACGATGAGGCCTGGGTGAATTTTTTGAGACCATTTTTAAAATTGTCAAGAAAAGAAAAAACAAAATTTAGAAACAAAACAAAAAAGTAAAAAAATGAGAGATCAAGAAGTGACAAAAGTAGAATTCCTGTTGATGTGTAATGACAACATCGTAGTCCAAAGGTTTTTTAACGTTAAAGGGTTTAATAAAAAAGCCCACAAATCAGAAGAGCTTTATGATTATATAAAAACCTTCAGTTCACAACTTCAAAATGATTTGAAGATGAGATCTATAGTTTATATGTTGGAAAATAATTATGAAATTATGGAGAATCCAGACGTTCTAAATACCTCAATTACTGAAGGTGATGAGAACTTCAACATTTATATTAAAGTTGATAATATGACAATTTGTCAGAGGTCATTTAATGCGAAAGTGTACCCACCGAAGGTTAGATATACCGTGGACCTACGCCCAAAGCTGAAAGGGCTACTTTCGGACCTTACCGACATTTTTTCCGGTAAAAATTTTAATTATTTTTATCCAGAGTTTATCTAAAATTAGTAGTATTTATCATTACTAACAGAAAGAAAAATTATGGCGACAAACAAAAACTTTGAATATCTAGGCAACAATTTTCAGATCCAATTACTTAACCAAATAATTGTAGACAAAGAATTTTCACACACTATTATTGACGTAATAGAAAATAATTATTTTGAAAACAAGTATTTCAAAATAATTATTCAAATGATCAGAGAGTATTATACAAAGTATGATCACACTCCATCATTTGAAACATTAGAACAAGTAGCAAAATCAGAACTACAACAAGAAATTGCAATTAAGGTTGTACTTGATACAATTAAAAAAATCAAGGACGCACCTATTGATGGGGTAGATTTCGTACAAGAAAAAGCACTTAAATTCTGTAAACAACAGGAGTTACAGAAAGTAATGGGTAAGGCTCAAAAAATTATTGATGGTGGTGAGTTTGAGAACTACGACACATTAGAAGAAATGGTAAGAGCGGCTTTATTGGTTGGTTCAAAAGACACAAGCGCAATGGATGTCTTTTCAAACCTAGACCAAGTGCTGGACGAGGATTACAGACACCCAATCCCAATGGGGATACCAGGTATTGATAGATTGTTAAAAGGTGGTCTTGCTAAAGGAGAAATAGGTGTAATATTAGCGCCAACCGGCGTTGGTAAATCAACACTAACAACAAAAATTGCAAACCATGCATTTAACCTTGGGTTTAATGTTTTACAAGTATTTTTTGAGGACAATCCGAAAGTAATACAAAGGAAACATTTTACTCTTTGGACAAAAATTCATCCTGACGAATTATCAGACAGAAAAGATGAGGTAATAAAAAAGGTAAATGAAATTAAGGACACAATGACAAATGAGTTAATCTTAAAGAAATTACCGTCCGATACCAGAACAATGCTTCAGATTAAGAATGAAATTAGAAAGATGATTGCTGACGGTACTAAAATAGATATGGTAATTTTAGATTACATTGACTGTGTGGTTCCGGACAAGAATCTAGGTGATGAGTGGAAAAGTGAAGGATCCGTAATGAGAGCATTTGAAGCTATGTGTCACGAATTAGACATTGTTGGCTGGACAGCAACACAAGGAAATAGAGCGTCAATTTCATCAGACGTTGTAACAACAGACCAAATGGGTGGGTCAATTAAAAAAGCTCAAGTTGGTCACGTTATTATTACTGTTGCAAAATCTTTACAACAGAAAGAAATGAAACTAGCAACAATTGCTATTACAAAATCTCGTATTGGTGATGATGGTGTGGTGTTTGAAAATTGTAAATTTGACAATGCAATGATAGAGATAGACACCGAATCCACAACCACATTCTTAGGTCTTGAAGAACAAAAAGAAGAAAGACAAAGACAAAGGGTTAAGGAGTTGCTTGAAAAAAGACAACAGAGAGAGACAGAAAAAACAACAATTAATTAAAAATAAAATAATTAAATTTTAAACTATGGATATTTCACAAAAAATATTAAGTGATATTACAGTGCATATGAAATATGCAAAATTCATCCCCAAACTACATAGAAGGGAAACCTGGGAAGAATTGGTGACAAGAAACAAAGAAATGCACCAAAAAAAATACCCACAAATTAAAGAAGAAATTGAAAATGTATATCAGTTGGTATACGATAAAAAAATTCTACCATCAATGAGATCTTTACAATTCGGAGGGAAACCAATTGAAATCTCACCAAATAGAGTTTATAATTGTGCTTATTTGCCAATAGACCATACGGATGCTTTTTCTGAAACAATGTTTTTATTGTTAGGCGGGACTG